CAGGTAATACAACCTTCAAATGCAAAAGAGAATGTTGATCAAAATGACCCTGCTCTAACAGGATACCCTAGAGGTATTAATCCGAGTGTTTATAAAAAAATAACAATTGGAAATGAAACTAAATACGTGAAAGTTGTTAACACCAACCCATCGACTGGTGAAACAGTCTATTCTTCTCTTGACCTTGCCGGGTTAAAGCTTATGATTCCTGACAAATCCTAAGTTTAAAAAATAATATTTTGATTTATCTCTTTTTACGAGATATTTATTGCTTGAATTTCGATTTCGAAGGAGAACCGTGATGGCCGAGCAGATTTTTAGATCTCCCAATTTTTATGAACGTGAAATTGACCTTTCAGCCCCCGTGGTTGGTGGACCAGTTGGTACACCCGCGGGCGTGATCGGACCAGCAAACAAAGGACCAGCTTTTGTTCCTGTTACGGTTGCAAACTTTGATGAGTTTGTTTCTACGTTCGGAAATCTAGACCCCAAACACTTTGGACCATACGCTGCAAATGAATACTTGAAGAATCGTGCGTCGTTGACCTATCTCAGGGTCCTCGGCTTCAATCAACGATTTTGATGTGACTGCAGCGAAAGGAACAGTAAAAAGCGCAGGTTTTTCTCTTCCTGGAACAGCAGCTTCAGCGGATAGCAGACACACAAAGGTCGTTCAATTCATAGCTGCTCAGCATACGGTCTCTGCGAACGAAGCTTACGGAATGCCCGTTTTTAGCGATAACGACACGTTCCCAGGTATATCAGCTGGTAGCGAAGTTAACCTAATTCGCGGAATGGTGATGATTCCAAATACAGCACGTCTATTTGTGCTTGACGGTGATGAAGCTGCTCCTGCGTTGGGTACGGTTGGCTTAATAGATGATGAAGCGCAAGCAAAGTCTATTAATGGAAAAGCAAAAATCAAGATCCTTATATCTTCTTCTCTTGGATCGACATTCTCCAATGATGAGGGTAAACCAGGAGTCAAGATCCTCACTGCTTCATTTGACCCTTCTTCCAGCGATTATTTTGGAAAGGTTCTTAATAGCGATCCAGATAAATTCTACACAAGCCAGCACTATCTTGCAGCAGACTTTGCAGTCGATGATCAGGTCGCTTCTGTTGCTGTCAGCAACTACGTTGCGTTGTTGTCTGGATCTTCTTTAACAGATTCTTCTTCTGGAGATCCATCCCTTACCTATCGTGAGATCTTTGGCTCTTACAACACAAGATTTAAGGCGCCTCAGACCCCATTCTTTATTTCTCAACCATTCGGAAAAGTTGAATATGATCTTTTCAAGCTTGAGGCACTTGACGATGGTGAATATGCTAATAAGCTCTACAAGATCTCTATCGCAAATGTTAAGGCATCTGCCGACGAATCTAATAAGTACGGAACGTTCAATATTCAAATTCGCGAATGGAGCGACAGCGATATAACACCTGTTATTATCGAACAGTTCACAAACTGCTCTCTAGATCCTGATTCTGATAACTACATCGCTAAGCTTATTGGCGATCGTAAGGTATCTTATCATTTTGATGCCATTGATCCTCGTGAACGTAGACTCATCTCATCTGGAAAGTATGACAATAAGTCAAGATACGTTAGAGTTGTGATGGCGGATTCGGTAGAAAAGAAGCTCGTTCCTGAAACGGCTCTTCCGTTTGGTTTCCACGGACCGTCTCTCCTCAAGACAAACAACAACGTCAACGCGTTAGCAGCTTTACCAGCAGCTTCTCGTCTTGCAGGAACAGGTCTTACAAATGTTGGAACACATCTTCTTTCAGGGTCTGTTCTTCCACCTATTCCATATCGTTATAAAGTGACTCGTGGAGAGGTTTCGACGACATCAACTGTCGCCGGTGCACCGGGATCCAAGGAAGTTACAATGTCTTCGCTGTACTGGGGTGTGAAGTTTGAACGTAACGCTTCTTTACTTGATAATGAAGTCCTTAATCCGAACGTAATATCTGAAAAGAACAACCTCATTGATTCTTTAACAACGTTCATGGGTATTGAAAAGCTCGATGCACTTCACACTGGATCAAATGTTGACGCATTCAACAATAACAAGTTCAGCCTTTCAAAGGTTGCATTAAGAAACACATCAGTAAATGATGTTACAGGTTCTGCTGCAGCCCATATGAAAGAAACCGCATATATTAGAAATGCAGTGCCAGATTCAACTGATTACACGGTCTCTGACGGCGTAATTTCTGGTAGAGTCACTTTAGCTACTCTTCTTGCTAAGACATCTGCAGCAAGCTTTAATAAATTTTCGCAATATACGAAGTTTACAACTTTCATGCATGGTGGATTTGATGGTGTGAACTACTTGGATAGAGATGCTCGACGTCTTAATGACAAGTCAGTTTCATTTGACGCAACGTTTGGAGCGCCTACTGGCGGCGCGGCTTCTACATATTCTGCATCTGGCTTCGGCTCGGCACCTTCTGGCGTTGGAATTGAAAATAACGGTGTTGCTTCTTATAATGCCGCAGTTGATATTATGACAGATACTTTCTCAGTTGGAATTAACACTCTTTCAATACCCGGTATTCGTGAGCCATACATCAACGATCTTACTTCAAAGAAGGTTCGTGATTATGGTCTTGCTCTTCATTTGATGGACATCCCGTCATATGATGACGATGGACTTCGTTTATACGATGATTCAACTTCTAAACCAAGCATTAATGAGACAGTCAATTCATTCGATGAGAGATCATTAGACAACAACTATGTTGCAACGTACTTCCCAGATGTCTTTATTGACGATGCGACCAACGTTCGTCGTGTGAAGGTTCCTGCTTCAGTCGCAGCGCTTGGAGCTCTTGGGTTTAACGACCGCGTTTCTTATCCATGGTTTGCACCTGCCGGCTTTAACAGAGCTGCATTGGACTTCGTGACAAATGTTTCTGTTCGTCTTAACGTGTCAGACAGAGACCGTCTATATGATTCACGTATCAATCCAATCGCAACATTCCCACGTCTTGGATTCGTGATCTATGGTCAAAAGACGCTACAGGTTAGCAAATCTGCTCTAGATCGTGTTAACGTCCGTCGACTCCTCCTTGAAGTGAAGAGAACAATAATTGGAATTGCAAACCGTATTGTGTTTGAACAGAACACGCCAGCGGTTCGTAACCGTTTCGTTTCAGACGCGGTCTTCCAGCTCGGTCTCATTCAGACGCAAGCAGGTATCGAAGCCTTCCAGGTCGTGATGAACGAAACAAACAATACACAAGAAGACATCGATCTCAACCGTCTCAACGGTCGTATCGTGGTTGTTCCAACAAGATCAATCGAATACATTGCGATCGACTTCATCGTCACGAACTCGGGTGTCCAGTTCGTGTGAGAAATTTGAAATGAACGATATAGTTAAGTTAGCAGAGAACGGAGCATCGTAGATGGCACAGCTAAAACTAGGCGCAGCAGGCGTAACAGCAAATGAAATAGATGTCTCGGGTCCACTTGTACAGCAACCAGTCGGTATACCAGCAGGTGTTATTGGTACAGCCAATAAGGGACCCGCTTTCGTACCGGTGACTGTTGGCTTACTGTCGGACTTCCAGGCAAAATTTGGAACCGTTGACAGCAAGCACTTTGGACCCCTCGCTGTTCTTGAGTGGTTACGAAATGCTCAGGCTGCAACTTACCTCCGCGTCCTTGGTGTTGGAGACGGTTTAGCTCGTCAAAACGGAGATTATCCTGGATCTGTTACCAACTCGGGCTTCGTCGTTGGTGAACAGCAGCCCAGTGGTACCCTTGGAAAACTCGATTCTAATCCTTATGCAAACAATAATGGCAAATTAGGAAAGACATATTTCTTGGGCTGCTACATGTCAGAGTCAGTTGGCTCAACTTATCTAAGTGACGCAGGACTTCAGACGCCAGGACAGACCACAGCTGCACCAATCATTCGTGGCATGCTCATGGCAGCATCCGGCGTTCTTGTGAGACTTTCTTCATCATTACCGGGTGCGATCAGCGCTGCTCCTTCTTCGACTCAAATTGGATCAGACTCTGCTTCTCCACGTGGAGCGACAATCGGTTCAGTCATTCTTTCCGAAAATTCTGTCGTAAAGCAAGATTTCGTTCTTCTTTTGAATGGGCACAAAGGAACAGACTCGAATTATCCAAATGTTGTTACTGCTTCGTTTGATCCTTCTTCAAACAATTATTTTGCGAATGTTCTTAACAGAGACCCATTCAAACTTCAAGAAGCAGGACATTATCTTTATGCAAATTGGGACGTCAGCACATCTCTTGCGTCTGTGACAGGGTCAGGAGTTATTTCAGGATCTCATGGCGCATCTGCACTTTCGTCAGCTGGAAAGGCTGGAACAGAGACATCCGCGTTCCTCTTAACTTCTTCTCTTGGACGTGACACATCATCGATTACCGTTCCAAACTTTGAGAGTTTTGAAGATCGATTCGCTTACGCAAAGTCACCATGGATTATTTCTCAAAAGTTCGGTGGAAAGGCGACAAACCTATTTAAGTTCCACGCTTTAGACGCAGGACAAGACGTTTCTAATCTTTACAAGATTTCTATTGAAAACATAACTCCTTCCAATGATCCAAACAATCGTTATGGCTCTTTCACAGTAAAGATAAGAAAATGGGCAGATAGAGACACTGCACAATCTCTTATCGCAAGCAACGAAAGCTTTGTCTGCGATCTTAATCCAACTTCCAACCGTTACATCGCTAAGGTGATTGGTGATGCAAATATTTACTTTGACTTTGATCGTAATGTTGAAGAGCAAAAAGTCGTTGTCGATGGAAACTATCCAAATCGTTCAAACTACGTCAGAGTAGAGGTTCATGCAGACATTGAGAACGGGTTTGTTGATTCAACAGCTTTACCAGTTGGGTTTAGA